ATTAGTAATATTTTGCTGACTACCGCTTAATTGTCCATATAGTGTATATGCCCCAACCTTTGAAACTTGCAGCGAATCCAGCCCGGTTAAGTCTCCGCCTTCAAGTGTCGCCGTGCCGTCGGTAAGTTTATCAATTATTGCCAAACCGTCGACTTTTATAGAATCGGTATAAATCGAATCCGCTTGAAAATTATTTACACCGGTGAAAGAACCCGTTTCTGCTGTGAATGTCCCATCGGTCAGTTTATCAATCTGTGCCCAGTTTGCCCAAAGACTATCAGTATTGAAATTATTGACAGCCAAAGTATCAACAAATAATGTATCAAATTCGGCTTTTTGCGAATAGCATGTATCAGCAGTAAGTGTATCAGTAACCATGTGATCTGCATTAATTGAATCACTACGAAACTTAGCAAATGGGATATTCTCTATATAATATCGCAGTGATACCGGATTAAATGGTTGCTGTCCAATCGCAAATGTTGTTAATATGAACAGAAAAAGAATAAACTTTTTCATCGTATCTCTCTCCTCTCTGAATTACTGTTTTTTACCAACCTGGATTTCGGCATTTGATATTGTACCGGATGAGGTTTTAACATATAACTCATTAAAATGATCATCAACTTCTTTTGAGCCAAGCATCGGAATTGAGAAAAAAGTAGAATTATCAAAACTATACTGTAAGGTGTATAGTAAACTCGGATTGAATATGTATAATCCGTGACATGGATAATTCATTAAATTGTTCTCGGTATCCCGAACCTGGGCAGCACTCGTTGTAACGCTTGAAACTACAGCATTGACTAATCGCACCGCTTCTGTCTTAACAATCTCTGATAATAAACTCATTTTATTTATCTCCTATATAGATTTATCTGAATAACCACCTATCGAAATATAACAATCGGTAGTTGACGATGCTAAAACAGCACTCACGGCATTTCCCGCCGTTCCGATTATCGGGCAACCAGAAAGATCAAACCCGATTTCTTTACCGTCAACATCGACATCAATTGTCGTTTCCCACACAACCGTTGTTCCGTCTTTGAGTTGAAGCAATGAATCCTTATCCGTATGACCATGCACCCGCTGGATTTTATGTCGCACTCCCGTTGCCGTTGCTTTGGTTGCTGTTGCACCGGCGCTTGTACCGGCCGCCACTTCATTAAATTCAGTCCCACGATTATGATTTAATGCCTCTTCGATTGTAAAATTACTTTGAATCATTGTCTACCCCCTGATGCTTTAACTATCTGCTCGATCTTGTCCGCCTTTTTACCAACAAGTACCAGGTCGGGATAATTTTCAAGTGCATATTCCGTTATCTGTTTGACTGTAACACTATCAGGATCGGCAATCATTTTCCCAATAAATGGTAATTCAACCGGTTCCGGTTCAATCGCTTTGAAATCGTTTTGGTTATCTTTAAGTAATCGCTTCGCCATTTCATCCTCGACCTCTACAATATCATGTTGCCCCGAGATGAATTTCAATCCGTCACCTTGATACAACCTACCAATAAATCTTATCTGCATAACTACCTCATTTTATTTGGTCTGCTTCATCAACCATTTTGTTATCATATTCTTTAAATATTTTCCTGCCCTTACCAATTTCAAAAGCACCCGGGAAATCTTTAAATAACTGATTGGCTTTAACAACCGTAACTTCCGCTTTATTTGTCTGGTGTTTTTTGGGATCGGCATGTAAAATTAAACCGTCACCCCGGTATACTTTGAATCCGTGTAAATTACCTTTAAATCTCACTTCTACTAAATCGGACATTCTTTGCCTCCTTCTTTGTTAATTATCAACTGTCAATTACTTTTAATTTTAGAGAAATGGTGGGGAGGTGAAACTCCCCACCGGAGGAAAACTAAGCAGAAGTACCAACTTTCGTTAGTAATGCAAAAATCCAGTCATATTGAGCGCCAGCCGCTTCAAGAGCAATCGCAACGCCTTTCCCCGTTGCGGTTGTCGTAACATCGGCCCAGAGACCGATATTGTCAGAATCCACAGCCGCCCATTCAACATGATCACCGGCTGTAGTTGCTGCGTTGGCCTCAATTAATACAATCTGGCAACCTGGAATCATAGCCCATGTATTCCGTTTCGCCGTACCGACCCGGCTTGCATCGCCAGCCAGCCACGCCGGCCCAAGATCGGCAATGGCAGCTGCACTTGCTGACAAGGCTAAGCCGTCAATTGACCAGGCCACCGGACGACCGTCTCCAACTGTAACTCCCGACGTAATCGGATAACCACAGCCGTAAAACGGTGCATTCCCGTAACTCAGTTTGTAACGGATAATGTCATCAATGTACGTCACTTCGGAAGTATTGGCATTATTCCCGTAAAATCGAATCGCTTCAACTTTATCGCGGGCATAATTCCGAAGGTCAATCTCACACCAATGATGCACTGTTCCGGCTGTTCCACCTACACTAATTGCGGCCTGAGCCGTTCCGGGAACAGTTAGACTACCGTTCACAACACCATTATTTACGATTGCAAATTTCAGTTCACCGGCTGTTCCAAAATGCGCTGAACTTGCGGCATGTTTCCAGAAGCCAATATAGTCCGTATCGCGCCAATCCATCGATGCACCACGGCCACCAATACCGGGGATTGTAGCAGACTCATTAATTAATTTCGTCTGTACATACTGTGTCCCGTCAGTTGCGGCAGTTGCCGTTAATGACAAACAATTAGTACCAACGCGTTTTCCGGTTGCGGCAACGGCATAATCAAATGTACCGTTGTCTGATTCTGTCCAATCGCCGGACGTTTCACAATCATTTACCTGTACAATATGATTCAATCCAGCCGAAAACATTAAATGCTTCAGCAAATCATACATACCCTGACCGTTTCCACTTAAATCCTTTAGACCGCCGAACTTTTGTTTTAAAAGGTCGAGGGAAACTCCCGGTCTGTTTTTCTTCATTAATGTCGTCAAATCCATATGTGACGCTCCTTTCGTTATGAGGATGCCGCCGGGCGATTACCCGGCGAATCCCTCAGTTTGGAAAATTACGCAGTAAGTGAGTAACCGATACCAACGATGTCCTCATTGCTGCCAGGAGTCCAGACGCGTTTGAAATCAAGGCGTCTGCTCATAACAATTTTTTTCTGCTGCACTTCGATGTCTTTATCCTGTTCGGACATAAATCCACCCTTATAGGCTTTCCAGAAAGCCGCTTTATTTATCAATGCGATAATCGTATCGGTGGTGGTTGCACCGTCATATATTCCGCTGGTATTCATTTCACTTGAAACAAATTCAGAAATGATGATAGGGGCACCGTCAAACCGACCGAGCTCACCCCGACCGACCGTGAAATTCTGGCCGTATTTGTCCAGGGTTAATACTTCGGTTAAACCGAGCATCTGAATATAACCACTGATGGAAGTCAGCCATATTAATTGGCGTTGGTCATATCCAAAACGACCCATCGCTTTTCTGATTGACCGTAGATTTGTTGTGCTAAGTGTCGAAATATCAACACAAGCATTCCCGCCGGTCCCTGTTCCGTTACCGCCGTAATAACGCAATCCCTTCCATGAACTCCGAACATCGGAACTTGTAATTCCAGATCCAGTGTCCATGTGAGTTGTACTGTTATCACCATTGACGATTGCGTCTTCTTCAGCATCAGCAAGGGCCTGAACGATTTCACGCCGCATTAATGGAATCATCGGGATAATCGCATCTTCATCCATTTCGTAAGATACAAGCATCCGTAGTGCGTGTTTTACGGCAGTAAAAGTGAGTTTCCCGGAAGGCGGTGTGGCTGTCCCGATTTTCTCACTGGAATCGTCGGTTGATTCTGCCATTTTATAGGCGCGCCGTCTTGATCCACTGTAGGGGACGTCATACGAACCGGAACGCATAGGCATTTGGATTGCCTCAAATTGAGCACCGACTTTCAATTCAAGCCGCAGGTCATCAATCATCTGAGCCGACATTGCGGTTGGCACCCAATCAGAACCGTCACTGGTATTAAGTGCCTTCTTCGCTTCGGCGCGAATAGATGGATGTGATTGCATTTCAAACTTTAGCAATTTGTAAGAATCCATTTCCTTGATGTACTTTGAATAATTCTGCAAATTGCCATCGTTCTGAGCTTTGGCCAGGCCCATAATAAACAGTGCATCATTCAACAGCATCAGTTCTTCCATACCATCATAAGTACCGGTTTTTACATAGCCCTTATTTGGGTCAAATTCGGTTCTGGGTTTGTACAATGCTTTGGTAATACCATCGTCATATCCCCAGAGTTTACGAACGCTGGAATTTTTCAGAGCAACGTCGAAGACTTGCATTTCTTCTTCTTCTTGCTCTTTGGTTAATTTCTCTAATTTCTCATTTGTGACTGTCTGGAAGTCATTGACCGAGCGCTGGGATTCCATTATATCAACGCTCATTTTTTCCAGTTTTTCGCGGGTTTCGGCAGAATTTTTCGATTCTTTCTGCATGACCTCTGAGACTTGTCCGATAAGACCGGCTGTGTATGCAAATTTATCATCCGCACTCATCTTCGAAATCTCTTCGGCCGTTTTTACTACGACTTGTACTTCAGGCATATTGCCTCCTGTTATATGATGAGTTCGGACGTTCAACGCCTCTGTTTATCAATTAATCTATATTAAACATGCTGGCAACTTTGGCCAACGTGTCAAAAGATTCCATGTTAATGGGTTTTATAACCAATTGAAGTTTCTCAATCGAATCATTAAATTGTTTAATTGCCAATTGATCGGCGGTCGTTATATCGCCGATAATTATTGAGTCAACAGTTCCATCCAGGCTTTTATCATCGGGTTTCGGTGTGGCGGTTTCTAATATCTTTTGCAATGTCCCGGATAATCCGTCAAGCGATGTCTTTAGATTGTCAATACTATCAACGGCTTTCTTGATAGCCTCCCGGTTATTGGCATTGAGCACCGCTCCCGCTTTGGTTTCATCCGGCGCTTTAAACATATCAGTGTAATCATCGAAAAACTTTACCCGATCGACTGAGTATTCTTTGCCGAATGTTTCACACTCATCGAAAAACTCTTCGTATTGCTTACGAGTTGCATTTGTATTAGCAGGAACGTTACAAATAGAAAATTCCAATAATTCTGACTTTAATACGGTCACGCCTTTTTGATTTGGGAGTACCGGTTCACGTCCGATCATTATATAATTAAATCCAATACTGCCAGTATTAAGAAATCCATCGCGTATCTTTCCATCAATCATTGCCGCAAAGCCATCATTCCCAACGTCAAACACAATATCCCCATCAATATACTGGTCGGTTTTTTCTATACTGTCTGGAATAACTTTACCGATTGTCGGACTAAATCCCTGATGACTCCATAATACAACAGGATTTTTCTTGTAATTTTTAAGGTCAATACCTTTGGGTTCAATTACCTCGGAATCCCGGTCAACTATTCGTTCGGTAAATCGGAATCTAATTGGATCACCAGGTTCCCCACGTTTCGCTTTATCAATTTTTGAATAACATACTTTGTTTGATTTATCCATTATAACATCCTTTCATTAACTAACTGGAATGGTGTAGCAGCGCTCATTCATGTCGCTCGGATAATTTCTATCACCACCATAATCACCACCCAATTGTGTAAACTCCGAATCTATTTCAACTTCCTGGCCGTCTGCCGATGAATGACTATCCCTGACCTCTGCATCGCGCATCGTTATCCAGCGGTGTTTTTTATAACCCACTTGTTTCATTGTTTCGGCTCTACTGAAATTCATACTCGTTACCATTTCGGTTCGTGCCACTAATTGTGCTCTAAATGTTTGACTGGATACGAAATAAGTCTCTAATTTTTCAGCAATATCATCTACTGACAGTCCGTCACTTATACCCTTGCGGATTATATTATCGATCTTTTCCTTGCTTGTATCATTAATCTGTTTAGCATATTGGTCTGAACGTGATCCAATATATGCCTGTATTCTTGGATTAGATATATTCACCGGTTTGTCAGTATCAAGTTCAGCAATTAAATCCTCACTGGCGTCTACAACAGCCGATGTTATCGCCGGGCCATTAGCCTCTTTAAACTTAGCAACCCATTTTTTATAATCAAATTGAACAGCATTGACATTAATAGACTTGTATATCTTCTGGGTACTGAGATTATTCAGGACCTCTACGCCTTGCTCTTTGAATAATTTTGCAATGACTTTAGAATATTTAGCGATCTTTTTGTCTGCAATTGCATTGAATCTTGCCCTCGAAGAAGCCACTTTAATTCTAAAAGAATTATGGTCACTTTCCTTTATTAAATTACTAATAGATTCCAATGCGCTTGTAACAGGGAACTTAGGTAATGCATCGATCACACTTTGGAGTTTAACCGCTGATTCGTTTATAATAGACTTCTTGTTATTGACTATCATTAGTGGGACCAAGTTAGGATTGATATAAAACGTATTCATTGCTGGATTGTCAATAGGTGCATCGCCAAACACCTTTTCCAATATCATATTGGGAGTTGCCCCGCCACACTCAAATACTTTTTGAATAGCATTGGCAAGTTTCAATACATCGCGTTTCAACGCTTCGGATTTCGATTTGTCAAATGCTACTTTTACCGGTCGTCTGGTTATCCTGGGTATAATGAACTCATTCATTATCTGTTCAGTTTTGGTTAATTTAGGCAATATAGTGTTTTCCCAAAATACACGCATCTGAACATCTGCATTGCTAATTACAGACGAATCTTTCATTCTCATTCTGAGAATCGGCGGAACTCCATAAACCTCTCCGATCTGATCCCCACTATAAATGCGCTGTTCAAGTGTCTGCATGTCCTTGTTGGACATTGACATCTGGTCCCACTTGAAACCATGAGACAAAAACACAACTTTACCAAATTTATCCGAACCGGTATATTTAGAATTAAATTCATCGGAAAGTTGTTGTAACTGTGGCAACTGGACAGGTTTATCGGTTGTCAATATACCCGAAGGTCTGGCACCTTTTTTATAAATGTTTTGGTTTGCTTTTACCGATTGCAATTCTAGTTCGATGTCGTTTGCGGCAGCACTGATCGGGCTTGTGCCGCGCCATTCATTATTCGGATTGAAGTATTTCCAGAATTGTATTTCTTTTGCCAATAATGGTACTTGCTCACCATTCACGTCAAATATGTAACCATCAATATAATTTTCGGCACTTGGAATTATTTGAATACGATCCGGCCTTAATGGGAATATTGATTTTATCTGGCCGTCTCGTTTAGTATCTAATAGCCACGGCACTTCACCTTGTAATTCGAGATAGCCAAAATGCTGTTCCCAGAAGTCGAAATATGTCTGCCATTTATTCGGGCGTCTTAATACTTTAAGATTCGGATCGTCATCTATATCAATAACCGCACCTGATATTTTATTCGTTGTAATAAGTTTTAAGTTCGCGATTGTCTGAGATATGACCGTAACACACCGATATACAGCCGTCACGGCAGCGAATACTGATTGATACTTAGTTGAATAATCATGTGGATATGATGGAAGTGCGGAACTGTAACCGTGACCAATTACCAATTCAGGCTTGGTCATCTTTTCTATAGCGTCTATATCAGTGGAATAACCGAGGGATTGTAATATGTGTTCTCTAAATCCAGCCAAATAGTGCCCCGCCAACTAAGAGTACGAATAAAAGGAAATATATCCCTGTTAGTGAATATCCAGCGATGTTCAATATCAGCCGTTTTGTTTTCATACTTTTAGTTTTGGGAGACTCTATCTTATTGTGATCCTCATTCGTTTTGTCAATTGGCAACGTCCAAAACAAATATAGACAAAGGAACGTTAAATAAGCAACAAAAAAATGCAATGATACTAAAATAATTGCAGTGACTATATCGGTAACCATTGAATTATTAAACACTTAAGTCCTTTTTATTTATATTAAATATTTTCATAATCGCTAAAATAGCACCGTATTCCATACTATAGGCAAACATTGGATCGTGCCAAAAAACTTCTGCTATATTGCCCTTTGGAACATCAATTTCGTTTGTTCTCCTTCATGCCATACTCGGACTTGATTCGTTGATTGTTTGCATTAGACCCGCCAGGGCATCGGGTACATCTCTATAATCGTCAAGTGGGTAGTTCCACAGTTGGCTTAATCCCTCGGAGTAGTTATCCGGTGCATCCTGCCAGTCCGATCTAAACTTCACCACGCCGGGTGTATAGAACCGTTCAAATGATTCTATCCGAAGCGTCTTCCCCTGTGAGTTGGTTATACCCTCCACCGGTGCATAGATCCATTGATCTTTTTCTAATTCAACCTTTAATACCGAGTCAGCGTATATTTTCTGGAATCCGTTATCTTCAATCCCGATAATGCCGTATCTGTACTTTTTATGGAGGTTGGCTATTATCTTCCGGCCTTGTGTTGGAGTGTATCTTTCAACGTTCATTGCTATTATCAGAATATCGCCCTTTTCAAATCTGCCTTCTTCGCTTGAATAATTAGGGATTGCCCCGGTTATAACAGGCGCATAACAAGCCTTTTCCGATTCTCCAAGTGCCGGGTCGTGATAACCGTATATCTCACAGTTATCTAGATCAAGATATTTCATTTCAAAGTAGTGACAATTATCCTTGATAAATATCTGGGTTTCGTCGGGTAAACATTTCAATAGGTATTGTGCGCTAAATGATACTATGCCCTTTTCAATCAGTAGTTGCTTTAATACACCTTCGCTGAAAAATTCAGGGTAGCGGAGCGTTTCACTGTCGTCTTGATATACACCTTCCCACACTACATGAAATGTTTCCAGTCCCTCTTTAAGTAGTTTTGGATTTAAATCTTCAATGATATAATGATATAAATCGTCAAAATGCCACGGCGTTCCGGTTATCTCAATCCCGGAGTTTTGGTCTTGCACTAAATCAAAGGCATCCTCGAAAGAGTTCTTGGTATCACGTCGCTTGGCTGCCGACTTCCGGTCTTCTTCGTCAACTAAATCATCGAGTTTTAACCAGGAATAATGTCGTGAGGTTGTCCCGGTGTCAATCCCGGCGGCGTCAATAGAACCCTCGGCCTTACGCTTCTTGGCTTTGCCAGTGATAATCGATTCTGTTTGCCAGCGTGGCGAGCCTTCTTTCCAGTCACCGTATAGCATCTTGAATCGTGCATTGAGTTCTAATTGGTTTTTAATTTCTGATAGTTTGTTCCGGGCATTAGTGGCGTTATTCATCAATATCAATATATTGGATTCCGGGTCTTCAACAAGCATATCAAGGCAACCGGAGATATTGTATATTGTGGTCTTATATATCCGGCGCGGCCTGAGCCTGAGTATTCGCTTGTATTTCTTTCGGTCAAAGCGCATTTCCTGACACATACCCCAGTGAGTATCAAGTCTCAATTTGTCATACTTCAGGATTTTCTTAACGAAATAATATGGGTCTTTAGCAGCAGCGTATTTATAGCGGTATTCCTCAATAGTCAACGGCAATTCATCGGCCTTAATCTTAGCATGAATATCAGCATCATACCTACCGGATAGGACGGTATTGATTTGTGTGATCTGATTAACCATTAACGAGTTATCTATTCCTTCACCTCTTCATAGTTTATAAACTCTAAATCGTCTATGCTGTTTAAATCCTCTTTGTCACGCTTTGTCAGGTCGGTAACTGCCATGTCTACCCTTACCGGCGAATACAGCCCAAGCAGTTTGTTGATCTCCTGCTGGGCCGATATTGCAGCACTTGGATTCCAGTGGCTTTCTTTGGCTGTACACTTATTGTAGATATATAACATCCGTCTAATTGCCAGTCCGATTTGATGTAATCTGTCCTCGTTGGTCAACTCTTTAATATATTTTCGTGATTCTTTTAAATAGTTATATATCTGAACTTCACCAATTCCCCAATCGGTCTTAGTTTTAATATATTTAATTATTTGCAAACTATCCATCCCGGAAACTAATAATTTAATAATCTCAGTTACCCGCTCTTCTTTTTCGAATTTAGTTACTTTGTTTAATCCTGACATAAACCTATGACTTTCATCCCTGGCGTTTTGCTTGCTTGCGTCCATGCTTTTCAGGCATCG